ACTGTAATGCAACAGCAGGCAGAGCAAGCCGTCATGCAACTGACCACCAAGATCAACGAGCAGAAGATGCAACTTGAGCAGGCACAAACCCTGTTGCTTCAGGAAAAACTGAACAAAGAAAACGACAGGGCGCGTATCAATATCGAAGCTGACAAGGCGCAACTGGAAATCTACCGAGCGCAGACCGATCGTCAGAAGGTCGAGAATGATGCTATGCGTATCCGTCTGGATGCTGAGTTCAAGCAGGCACAGTTGATTGCCAACCAGAATATGCACCAAGAAGAAATGGCTGTGGAAGTTGCAACAAGCGGTAAGGCTGAGACCAACATGGGTCAGCAGGACTTTATTATTAACCCCAATGATCTGGCGAGGTATGACTGATGTCTGAGTTTACCGCACGCGAAATAGGTCAAATCGAAGCAAAGGTCGATAACTTGGATGACAAGATCGAGAAGCTAGAAAAGCATATGCATAGTCGTATTAAGGTGCTTGAGAACAAGATCGATGACTTGTCGAAGTTCATGACCAGTATCAATGTCGGCATCCAGATCATCATCTGGATCGGCGGTGCATCACTGACCGTCATTGGCTTCATGACCAAGTTCTTCGGCTTGCTGAAATGAAAGCCATGAAAGGATGGAAGACGATTGTCTTCAATGTGTCAGCTATCGCTGTCATTCAGTGGGCAGATGTCGAGACCGTGGTCAAGGGCTTTGACTGGCTTGATGACAAAACTGCTGTGCAGTTGCTGTTGGTCACCAATGTGTTCCTGCGCCTGATCACGACCAGTGCCGTCTGGGATATGTGGAAGGATAAAGATGTCGCTAAAGACGCTACAGAGTAAGGTGGGCGTAAAGCCAGATGGTGAGTTCGGCAAGCAGACTTTGAAGGCTTGCATGAATCACTTTGGTCTGACTCCAGAATCGGCATCACACTTCTTTGCCCAGTGCGCACATGAGAGTGGCAACTTCGTTCTGTTCCGCGAGAATCTGAACTACTCTGCTGACGGTCTGCTTCGGGTCTTTCCGAGATACTTCGATGCGGTGAAGGCGCGACAGTACGCACGCCAACCAGAGCGCATTGCTAATCGTGCATACGCTAGTCGCATGGGCAACGGTGACGAAGCCAGTGGTGACGGATGGCGTTATCGTGGTCGTGGCGCGATTCAGTTGACTGGCAAGAATAACTACCGCGAGTTCGCTGACTGGGTAGGCAAGACGATCGATCCTGACGATGTCGCTGATATGTATGCGTTTGAGTCGGCACAGTTTTTCTTTGACCGTAACAAGCTGTGGAAGTATTGCGATCAGGTGACCGATACCAACATTGCCCTGCTGACCAGAGCGATTAACGGTGGCACGCATGGCATCGAAGACCGCAAGGCGAAAACTCACAAATACTACGGATGGCTGAAAGAATGATCATGATCTGGCTGATGAAAGCGTGGGAAGGACTACTGAAGCTACTGGAACTTGCGCTCAAGCACTGGCGCATCACTCTGGCAGTCATTATCTGTGTTGCTGTATACGCACACGCTGTATTAGCGCATAAGCGCGTCACTGCGCTCGAAAACCAGATAATCGGATACCAAGCTACCATTGACCAGTATGTGCGCACTGAAGCCGTTCTACGGCAGGCAGTGGACAAAGAGACCGTGGTCGCCAAGCAGAAGGTGACTGAGACCGAAAAACAGAAGGTGATAATCGATGAGCGTATCAAATACATCTACAAGACTGATCCAGTATCGGCTGAGTGGTCTGCTGTGCCTGTGCCTGATGCCGTTGCTGACCAGTTGCGCGACTACTAAGCCAGTCACGGTCAAGTTCCCACAGCTACCGCCTGAAGTCATTGGTGTGCGCGAATTCTGCACACTGCCTGATGGTGTTATCACCAATGCGGATCTTGCCGATGCATATGCGGATTGCGCTACCAAGCTGAAAAAAGCTAACATTCGACTGGATGCAATACAGTCAATTCTAAGAGAGCAAAACAATGCCGAACATCCCTAGTTTTCCCCGTGGTCTCGCAGAAACGGTAAAAACCCAAGTCAGTAATATTGGGCAAAACATCAAGTCTGGCGCACTTGGCGAAGATCAACAGTTTACTTTCTCAGAAGATGTTCCTGCAATTGGAAAGACATTTGGTAAAAATGTGGGGCAATACGGCACATTTGGTGGCGCTGTCAAAACGCTTTATGACTTATTCAAATCTGGTCAAGCAATGCAACCGACATCCAATGTTGGTCAATTAGCACAGTATGACTTCGGTGGCGATCAATTCGGAACTTCGCCTATCAGCACGAATCCGTTTGCGCCTACGCAGTACGATATGTCTGGCATGATGAAAATGATTGATACTCCAATTAACAATATGTTCCAGACTCCAACCAGTTCACCTTCTCAAAGAATGTTCACATCTGGATCAATGCCCAGAAGTTCAATGATTCAAAATGAATTACCAATCAATGACATTGTAAACAAGATTGAAGTACCAACCGACTCTGGCTTGCAGATGCCACAAGAGCAACAGGCGCAACCGCAAGTCATGGACAATGTGACGGTCACTGCGCCACCACAACAGCGCATCACTCCGAAGAAAATGCCGATGCCGTCTGATCTGGACTACATCTTCGGTGCTAACCAGAGCGCATACCAAAGCCGTAGCGCACCAAGCTATGTGAATCCGATGACTGTCAATAAAGGCTACTTCGACATGAATAAAGCAGGCACTGTCGGTGGTAACTATATTCCTGGGGTCGGATGGTATAACGAATCCGATAAGATGTTTGGACTCAAAAAAGAAGATCTGATATTTAATAGGCAAATGCAAGATCGCATTGCAAGTATGTTCCAATAAGGCACTGGCATGGCAAAGCAAAACCCATTTGCAGGCACAACATCGCCATCAATTATGGAAATTGCGCCACTTCCAAAATACGGAAGTACGAATCTACTTGCCGAACTAAACCAGAATCCGACTGCCCGAAAGAATAAGTACGATACGCTGAAACGCCAGTTCGATTCGCTAGAGCGCAGAGCAGACTATCTCGCTACTCGCCTTGAAGCTAACCAGACTCGCAGTAATCAGGGCGCATACAATGCGATTGTTCAGCAGTTGCAAGACACTGAGTCGCGCATTAACAACTTAGCTACTGAGATGAACTCGATCGCTGAGTCTTCTCGCTACAGCGCAGAGCAAGAGCGCAAACAAAACTGGAAAGACATTAGAACTCAAGCAGAGCAACGCGCAAAAGAAGGCGTGTGGGGCGACATTAAAAGATCATTGCCATTTCAAATAGCAGGCAGTATTCCGCAGATGGCTGTTGATGCTTACAAAGGCATCGACAAAACTATTCAATATGGAATAAATCAGGCGGTAACAGGTAAAGCAGGAACTCAGGGTAGCGTCACGAAGCCAGAAGACTTCTACATGGGCGATGTCGCTGATACTTACATCAAGGAACTTGGAAAGAACACTGGCACATATCTTGATGCGTTAAACAGTATGATGCACTGGCGACAGGGCAGACTCAAACCTGACAGCCAAGATGAGCGATTCCGCAACATGATTGGCGATGCAGTGCCTAGAATATTTGGCACTAAAGATATCGAAGATCCGACCGTTGCTAAGGGCGCAGAGATTATTGCCGATCCACTGGCACTTATCCCAGTCGCAGGGCGCGTGAAGGCAGGCGTTGATGCCGTGACCGATCCGAAGCTGTGGCAGGGCATTGCAGACGATATCTCGCGTGGCACTCGCAGTCAAATGTTCATGCCTGTAGTTAAATGGTCTGGCAAAGGTCGTGGACAGGTTCAGGCAACAAATAATCCTGATGATTGGCTTAGTGGATACACGCCACAGATACAAGATGCCTATAAGAAGTTTGAGGAACTGAGCGCACAAGGCGTAGATCCGAAAGAGATCTTTAGGCAGACCAGAATATTCAAGAATGTTGATGGCGTACCATACTTTGAGACTGACGACTCTCTCGCAACAATTGATTCCGATGGATTTAGACGCGCAGTTTCAAAGGGAAGTAAAGGATTTCCACTTTCAGCAATGCTAATGCATCCAGAATTATCAGCGCGAGATTACACACTTGGTACAAGTCGCGCTAAATTTGTTGTACCACAAAGTAGTCGTGGTGCAGGCTACAATCCATACACAGGCATTATGGAAACCTATCCAGAAAAGGTGGTCGACAGCGCAGGAAACATTGTCGATGAAGTGCCGAGCAACATTATTCATGAATCAAACCATATGCTTTCTGCCGATGCCAATCTTAGGAACTCTGGCACAAATCCAACTATGGCAGGTATGCAATTAAATGAATTCAAGAATGACACGGCTGAACTGCTTGATACTCTGGCAATAAATAACGCCAAGCTAGACGCAAAGATTATTCCACTGAATCAGGAATACAATAGGATACATGATCTTATCTCTCAAACTGGTCTGAATATTCCGTCAAATGAGCTAGATGTATTAATTAGGCAACGAAGGGATGTCGGAAGAAAATTAGAAGTATTGGAAAAGAAAAAGCGAGTAGTTGAAAACAGAATTAACAACGACATTAAACTTGATGGATTACAACAGTACCTTCTGTATATGCGCAACAATGGCGAAGCCCTGTCACGCATGGCTGAAGCCAGAATGCCGTTAGACGATACCGCAAGGCGCAATACCTATCCACTTGATGAAACATACTTCAAGGATGTCACTGGCTATGCGCCAAATGATACATGGTTCAACAAATATGATACCAATAAGTCGGCATACGAAAACGATCTTGTGTTTCCTGCCGATGTAGAACAAGAGATATTGAACTATCTCGATAAAGGCACAAAACCGTTCAAGTCAAAGGTAAGACTAAAGAAATGAGCAAGATCCGCAAACCAGTCATTGACGCTGTAGAGGAAGCACTAACTGGTGCGAAGGTAGCGCGTGGCGTTGCTAAAGATGCCAAGCCGTTGCGAGATGTCTTGACTCCTGTGACTGCCAAGCCTAGTCGTGTTAAGGGCATTAAGACTAAATACAGTGATCTTGTTAAGCCATACAAGCCAGAAGATGTGGTGGTCACTAGGACAGTTGTTAATCCAAATATCCAAACAAAGCAGGTTATCGATCCGTCTGCCCTGCAAGGTGGATATATGCTTGGATGGACTGGCGACAGGGCAAACGCAGGAACAGTTATCGAAGCAATTGACGGCAAGCGACTGGCTGTTCCTGTTCGCGAGCAGGGCGGTGGCGACTGGATGATGGATAACCCAGAAAGCATCATGGCATCGGAATATGGAACATCTACAGGTCTATTAAACAAATTAAATGAATTGGCTGAAAGCGGATCTCCAGTCTATAGCAATCACCTGTTAATGAGTGGGAAAGCCGTAGACTTTAATAAAATGATTTCTGATTTGTTTTCAGGAATGCGCAATCGAGTTAATGCAAAAACTGCAGAAGATATTGATAAAGACATACGAAATACTGCGGTAAAAAACAAAAATACTGGTGTATTCACATACCCATACAAAGACTTTGTTGGTATAAACAGCGATGAGTTACCAAACTGGTTAGCAGGCATATCTGGTAGCAACAGATCCAACTTTATGAAAATGATGGACAAAAAAGGAATTCAGTCTGTAGAAGGAATCCCAGACATCGGTAAGTTGCGTATTGCCAATACAGTACCAGAACTATTGAATGCACCAGATATGTCGTCTGGCTTTGCGATTGGTAAGTATAATCCTGAAGTCGGTAGAATTATCAATCCAAGCGTAGCGCATAACACATACAACTCTCAAATAGCAGGAACTCCAGTAGGTACATTTGGCATTCAACTACCATATGAAACTGTATTTCCTGACTTCTCTAAGTTAATGCAAACAAAGTATATAAAATCTATAAATAATCCAACATATATGGCAATGCTAGATCCACCAGTTCAGTACCTTGACCAAGAGTGGGTCGATAGTGTAAGCCAAGCAATTGAAAATTTCCGCAAACTTAAGGAACAACAATGAAAGATATGAAGATGATCGAAGACATGGTCGCCAAGATGATGATGATGGGTAAAAGCGGTATGGGCAAGCATCATATGAAAGGCAAAGACATGGAAGAAGACGACTACGCTGAAGGCGAAGACTCTGAAGAAGAAGGCTACGGCGAAGAAGGGTCGGAAAGCGAAGACGAAGTGGTCATCAAATTCTGTGGCAAGGATGCGCTAAAAAAAGCACACGAACTGCTGATGGGCAGTGCGTATAGCCCGAAGAAGTAATATGTAGTAATCGGCATATATTGACGACTGTCAGTGTGTGCCATAAGTTGTATATGCCTACCAGTGGGTTTCACTGGGCGAAAATCTTAGGATTAACCTATGCAAATTGAAAATGATTCGTTTGAAGAAACGCTCGACTCCGAAGCTACTCAAGAAGTAGCAGAACAGGCAGAATCGGAAATTGCCGAAGAAGGACTCGCTGAAGACCAAGACGATGGTACGGAAGATTCGGAAACCGTAAAGCGTTCAAAGGTACAAAAGCGCATTGATGAAATCACGAAGGCTCGGCGTGAAGCAGAAAGAGAGCGCGATTTCTGGCGTTTGCAGGCGCAACAAAAGGCACAGCAACAAGCAGTGCCACAGATGCAGAAGCCTACGCTAGACCAGTACGATTATGATCAAGAAGCGTATCTGGAAGCACTGGCAGACTACAAGGTGCAAAGCACACTGGCGCAGTCAATGGCACAGCAAGCTGAGTACCAACAACAGCAGTCTACGGCGCAGACAGTTAACGAGTTTAAGATGCGCGAGTATGAGGTTATGTCGGAGTTTCCCGACTATCAGCAGAAAGTCTACGCAAACGATGTGCCTATCACCGACACGATGGCTTCTGCCATACGCTCAGATGAAAACGGTGCTAAGGTCGCATACTTCTTGGCTACATATAAGGACATCGCGTATCGTGTGGCGAATATGCCACCGCGAGATCAGTTTCTGGCGATTGGCGAGATCAGCGAAAAGATTTCTCAGGCTCAGTCTTCCGAAGGATTGAAGCCGTCTAAGGTATCAAATGCACCGTCACCAGTTCCAAGTGTGTCGAGTCGTGGCTCTGTTATGAATAAAAGCCCTGACAAGATGTCTACCGATGAATTCATGGCGTGGCGACAAAAACAACTCTCTAAACGCTAACAATCAATTTGCAAGGAAATTAAGCAATGTCCAATACTATTCTCACTAGTTCCGTCATCACCAAAGAAGCTCTGCGCATTCTGCACCAGAAGCTGAACTTCGTTGGCTCGATGAACCGCGCCTATGACTCGTCTTTCGCTCAATCGGGCGCAAAGATCGGTGATAGCCTGCGCATCCGTCTGCCGAACAAATATACCGTTCGTGACGGTGCTACCCTGTCGGCTCAAGACACCGTTGAAACTTCGACCACTCTGCAAGTTGCTACGCAGAAGGGCGTGGATCTCAACTTCACTTCTAACGAACTGACTCTGTCGCTTGACGATTTCAGCAAGCGCATCCTTGAACCTGCTATGGCTCAACTGTCTGCTTCGATCGAAGCTGATGCCTTCAACATGGTCAAAGATGTGCCGTATGCTGTCGGCGCAAACGGATCTGCCGTTACCTTCAAGAATGTTCTGGAAGCCCGTAAGAAGCTCTCCGACAATCTTGCCCCGTCTAACGACCGCACCCTGATCCTGAACACTCAGGACAATGTGGATCTGGTGGACTCCCTGAAAGGTCTGTTCCAAGACAGTGCCACCATTGCCCAACAGTATAAGGAAGGCATGGTCGGTAAGACCGCAGGCTACAGCGCGATCTACGAAAACACCCTGCTTCCGAACTTCTCGTTTGGCGCAGGCACTGGCTATCTGGTCAACGGTGCTTCTCAGTCGGGTTCTTCGCTGATCGTTGACACTGGTACTGGCGCACTTCCGAAAGGCACTGTGTTCACCATCGCCAATGTGTTCGCCGTTCACCCTGAGTCGCGTCTGTCCACTGGCGTTCTGCAACAGTTCGTTGTGACTGCCAACTACACTGGCGGTGGCGGTACTGTGTCCATCTACCCTGCCATCACTGCTTCTGGTGCTTATCAGACTGTTAACGCTGTGCCTGCCGACAATGCTTCTATCAGCATCTA